TTGGTACTTTTAAAACCTTATTTAATCGACTCGAACCCTGAAATGGCAACGAGGCGGAAGTCAGAATGGTTCCATAATGGAACTAAACTGACACCGTGAGAGACTAAACAAGAGGGCGTCAATAAGCTGACGATGCAATAGTCCGACCTTACGGGAATAGAACCGTAAGAAATGGGCAGAAATGTTCCCATTCGTATATACATATCAGTAAGTATATACGTAACATAGTGTATGATAAGAAATTCAGAGAGAATCTTAAGGCGCAGACGCCTTTTGTTGCTGTCTCTGAGCGCCTTGATCTACCCATGAAGTCGGGTAATCAGTATGAATTGTTTATGTATGTGCCCTTCGCGGCAAATACTACACAAACCACTGAAGGTACGGTTGGATCAGGCATTGCAATCAATGTTCTGACTACGACTGCTACCATCGGTGAATACGCAGATTATGCAAACTTCTCCTCTCTGTCTCTGGCTACCGCCATTGACAATACTGTTGAGAACGTTGCGAAGGAACTAGCGTATCGTCTCGGTGAGTCGTTGAGCGCACTTGTGCGTGCGACTGCGGACGGTGCGAATGCTGTCGATCCCAGCGTGCTCGTTACGCTCGGTGCGACTTCCACAACTTCGTTTACAACCCTGAGCCTTAACCAGATTCGTAACTCTGTTCAGAGTCTTGCTGGTCGCTCGGTTCGTCCGTTTGAAGGCAATGCCTTCGCTGGCGTGATTCACCCGTTTGCCCTTGGTGATGTCACTTCCGATGTTAGTAATAACTCGCCAATTGATATCCTGAAGCACACCCCGGTGGGCCTTGCCAAGATGGAAGACCTTGTTTCTACCGATCTGACTGAAATGATTGAATTGCCGTCTTCGGGCGTGCATTTCTTCCAGACCAATCAGGTCACATCGACTCCTAACTATAAGGGCGTAACCGGTCTGACCGCGCTGCGTACTTATATCTTTGGACGCGATGGCATCTTCAGCATTAAGCTGGGTGCGCAAGGTGATACTGCATTTGGTGACGGTGAATATTTCGTGTGGGCATAAACCCACAAGTGGTATCCTACGAGACGAAAGCTCGTTAGGTTAAAAAATCTTATCTGATCAAGCTGAAAGCTGAAATGGCTAACAGACTGCAAGCAGGCAATTTGTCCGGGCAGCAGTAGAGACTGAGTGATAAGACTCCCTATTTCGGGAGATGCGACAGTCCGTTCTTACAGGAAAGGAAAAACAATGCACAAGACCAACATCGTTGGCGAACGGTACGGAAAACTTATCGTACTAAAAATTGAATCCCCACAGCACGGCAAATCACGTTGTTCAGTGAGATGTGACTGCGGGGCTGAGAAAATTGTTAACATATACAACTTGAAATCTGGTAATACGAAAACATGCGGTTGCACACATTTTGACACAGCATTCAACAACGTCGATATAACAGGAAATCGATATGGACGGTTGTTGGTGACACAACGTTCCCAATCTGAAAAGAACAGGGCACGGTGGCTGTGCAGATGTGATTGCGGTAATATGTGTACGGCTACTGGAAAAACTCTCCGTGAGGGGAAAAAGAAAAGTTGTGGATGCATTCACCGAGAAATAGTGAGTTCTCAAATGCTTGACAGGGTTTTACCGGAAGGTGAATCTGCCTGTAATGCTTTAATGGTTATATATCAGCATGGCGCTGCTAAGCGAAATCTACCATTCAAGCTCACACGGGAACAGTTTAGAGAATTAACCTCTGGTAATTGCCATTATTGCAATTGTGAACCATCACAAGTAAAGACCGGAAAAACGTACTCTTCAAATTACACCTACAATGGAATCGACAGAGTAGATAATTTGGAAGGGTATATGGTTGAAAACTGTGTCTCATGTTGCGGTGTATGTAACAAGATGAAATCGACTATGAATCAGTCATATTTCATTAACAAGTGCATTGAAGTAGTAAATAACTGTAAGAAGTCGGCAGAAATGACCGACTCCTCTATGAATTAGAGGCAACAATATAGCAGAACATCAAATGCAACATTGTACAAAATGCCGAACCTACGGTTGCAGACCCTACTAATTAGCCTTTGGGGTCTTATCTAGTCTTGGAATCTAAATTTGGAAGGTCTGATTCCGGGATGGACTAGTTACAGGGTAGAGTGAGTTGCCCTGTATAAATTTCTCCTGATTGACTTGGAAGCTGCGATGCTAACAGGGCGGAACCCTAAAGGGACCGTGAACGACTAAGCGGAGAAACACTCGAAAGAGTGATGCGATAGTCTGAACTGCACAGAATTGAATGTGCAGAGGTGAGCAGAAATGACTCATCCCGCTGCAAAGCGCGTAACATATTTGTCATTTCACTACGTCGCTCGGTCCGGATACTACTATCCGTATCAGGGAAATCGACGCGGCATCAGCGATTTCGTGATGCTATTAAGAATGAGGGGCACCTTTGGGTGCCCTTTTTCTATCAAGGAGATTACGAAATGAGTTTGAATGCAGTTTTTCAGGGGCCTCCGGCTAATGTGCCGAGTCCCGGTGCTGCGGCTGCGCTTGGTCTGGACGAGGTAAACGGTAATCTTTATTACACGTCGCCCCAGTCTTCCGGATGGCAGTCCATCACTACAGCTATAAGCAAGTCTGTTGCGCTTGCGCAGACCGCTAACAACGCCAATTTGCTTACCTACACTGTGCCAGCCACAGGGCTGTATAGAGTAGATTATTACTCTGTATCCACCAATACACCCACCGGCGCTACACTGCCGAATGCCAGTGTGGTGTTTACAGATACCAATACAGGAGCTTCTACCACAGCAACTACAGCAGATTTGGGTAGTGTAAGCGCGGCTAATACTGTTAATTCGGGTTCAGTTGTTGTGAACGCGAAGGTCGGCACTACGATTGTCGTATCGACTGCGAACTATGCGGCTGGTTCAGGTACGGCTTTGGCCTACAACGCTAAATCGCGTATTGAATATCTTGGCTAATCCAAGATTTTTGGAGAATAAATATGGCTTTTAATCCTACTTACCCCGGTCAAACGACAGGGTTGGGTGTTGCTGCCAAGATTGCTGTTACAGGTAATGTCGTGGATAATGTGGCCGATAAGGTTACAGTCCCCGGCTTCAATAATGTACAGCTTTCAATCAGCGGCATTAATGGGTTTCCTACATCTTTTCAGCTTACTCCGGTAATTGAAGATGCTGCGGGTAATCCTTGGTCAGCACCCGGCGCTGCGTTCACGCTTTCAGCGGTAGCAGCTTCTACTCCGGGCGCACTGACTCTCACTTCGGTTGCGGCTTCGGCTAGTGGCGTTGCGGTGTATACCGGAACGATTACTGGTGGGGGTTCCAGCGCTTTTGAGGGCATTCAGTTTGTTGTCACTGGCTTTGACGATGCTGTGAATAACGGCACTTTCTATTGCACAGCGTCCACAACTACAACCCTGACTCTGACTAACGCTATTGCTGTTGCGGACACGCACGCAGCGACAGCCACCGGAGCTAGCGGTTCAGCAGTTTATACAGGCAACATCGTCGGCGGCAATTCCAGTGCTTATGCTGGAGTGACGTTTGTGGTGACCGGATTTACCGCTGCGAACAACAACGGAGATTTCATCGCCACGGCATCAAGCGGTACGACACTCACCCTGTCGAACCCGAATGCCACGGCTGTGACGGCTGCCGGTACAGCTACATCTCAGGAATTGATCTCGCCTGTTGCAAACCAACTTGGCGCGGCTTCTCCTTATTCGTTGCTGGCGTATTCTGGAATTACCAATACTGGTAGTTCGGTGGTGTCCGGTGGTGACATCGGTTCGTCTCCGACTGTCTCGATCACTGGGTTTCCTCCCGGCGTTCTGACACCGCCTGCGGTTGTCAATAACGCTGCGGCTGGTGCGGCTCAGACGGCTCTGGCAGCGGCAATCACCTATTATCAGGGATTGACTCCGACCCTTTCGGGTTTGAGCAACCTGAGCACAGGTGGTAATGGTTCCACTGCGGCTACCTACACGGCTGGTAATTACTTTGGGTCTACAAGTTTGACTATGCCTACCGGCATCATCCTTGATGCGCAGGGTAATCCCAACGCGGTGTTCGTATTCGTTGCCGGTTCCACAATCAACCTCGCAAGCGGTCAGACTGTGGCACTCGTAAACGGCGCACAGGCTGCGAATGTTGTGTTCGTTGCAGGTAGCTCCTTTACCTCGGTTGCTACTTCGACTGTGAATGGAAACATTCTTGCAGTGGCTAGCGTTACCCTTGGTGGGGGTGTCCTGAATGGTCGTGCATTGGCTAATACCGGTGCGGTGACTATCTCAACGGCTACTACTGTTGCGGTTCCTTTCGTCGGTGGAACGGTTTTCGGTAACGCGCTTACGTATGTGGCTTATGGATTCAAATCCAGTCTGCCAAATACCTATGTGCCTTACGGAAACCCGAATAACCACGCTGTTTGCACGGTCTCGCCTACGGGTCTGATTAGCGCGGGTGTGGTTGAAGGTGGATCGGTTGTGGAAGTTTCTTTCCCGGCCTTTAACAACTCGATTGGCGATATTATCAGCCCAACCAATATCATGAATGGTCTTCCGGTCAACAAGATATATTCGGAAATCAATGTGACGGTTGGTTCTTGATAACAACATAGCGCCCTCTTCCTTGACGAGGGACACAGAAGATGCGCCCGTACTTTATACTAGTTATTAAAAAACGGGCATGAGGGCGCTTGCTTGGAATGGATTAACCAGAGACAAAGAATCTGCACAGTACTTGCAGAGTCGCAAATGGTCCCATTCATGTACAAAGTTTTGTCCTTTTTCTGGGAGGAGAAATGGATTTTGCAGCAATCGATGAGCACGTACAGGTAGTACAAAAAATTAACAGGATCATGAGGGTCCACAACAAAAAGTTGCGGACCCGCCTGTTAGAAGCACAGCGCCAAATGGACGATGTGTTTTTGGAACTGGATTCAACTCCCTCATTGGCAGAAGAAGCTCTGGAAAAAATCAGGACGCTCGGTGGAATTGCATGCGGTCCCGATGATTACGATACGATTGTAAAAGTGGCAGTATTCTCTCTTGCGAATCCTGTTATTGTAGTCGAACGTTCTAAAGACGTAACCCCGACAGGCCAGAGCCAGTTTTCTGATTAATGATTTATGGGGTATTTAATGTGGACCCGCGTAGGGCATAGGGTGCAAGTCCCAAAGTTTTTATGCTGGTATGAAAGGTGGATTACCGGACATACTATGCTTTTTCTCTCCGCTTAGGACGGCCATCCGGCTGGAGAGACTGCCACCGTTAGGTAATGTTCACTGATCGGGCATTAACGGACGGCAGACATATTTTAGGAGAAAGCTCAGTGCCTAACGCTCAAGAAATACAATCCTTGCAGGGGACACGCCTTTCGGAGCGTGCCCCTTGGGAAAGTTATAACGATGAGATGGGGGTTCAAATGAATCCCGAATTGGCGGCTGATGTTGCGGCGTATGCCCAACGGCGATACGAAGACGCACCGGTTAGTTCACAAACACAGGAAGTGCTGGCGCAGCTACAAGAAGAGAATCGTGCGCTTTCAAAAGAGTATCAGTGGATAAGTGAAGAAGAGTACAAGGATGAAGACCCGCGCGTCGGTAGATTGCTGAGTTATGCAGACTTTATAAACATTCTTCGTAAAGCCGATATTCGTTGTTTCTATCGAGAACACATTCACCCCGACAAGGCGGTGCTATGGGTGGTCAATAGTATGGGTGAAGAAGTCTTGGCCGCATGGGTTCAGATTAGCGGTCTTATGCCAGAGTACGAATTTGTGAACTTTGATGACAAGGGTGTAGTTACTACCACCAAACGTCGTGGATGGCGTACGGTTTTGTTACAGATGTGCTTGAAGGGATTGATTACGGAAGTGGCTATTGACAAGCATTTTGGTAAAGCCACCGGACCTGCATCGCATCGATTCAATTCGATGATGTATGAAGTTCGCAATCGTAGAGTCAAAGCAATATAGAGGAGAATATGGCAGAGGAGAAATTGCAGGAAGTACAAACATCGGCACCTCAGCAGAGTGCTGCCGAAATGAATGCAGAATTTAAGCGTCTTGAGCTTGAAGAGAAACGGCTATTGGTAGCTTCACAGAAAGCAAATCTTCAGGACATGGAAGAGAGACTTCAGGAACGGCAGC